TAATGCTTCATACATGGATCTATATACTTCATACATGTTATGAATTTGTGGATTAGACATTGCTAATTGTAATTCTGTTTGTGCCATAGATATTCTTTGTGTTTGTGAAAATATATTTGGATCTGCAACTGGAACAATATCTACTCTGTCATCAAAATCTGTTTGTTTAATTGTTCTTGGTCCACCGACAACATTGTAAGGATATTCTGGAGGTAAGTATAAAGCAAAAACTTTTGCTAATAATTTAAATTCCTGTTTCATTGATGCATAAATTCTTTTATGAATTGCAGACATCGTTCTACTTCCTCTTTCCAACAAGGCTACGGTCGTACCCACTGCTGCTTGTTGATTCCCATCTCCCACTTGTAGATCAGCAATAGATGCAAAGCGCTGACCCGCTTGAACTACGACCCCCATAAGAGCAAGTAAAGTTTGCGAAGGTTCTTTATATGGTAACGTCATAAAAGAATCTCTTAAATTACCGCTTGGGGCATCAACATCTCTCCATTCACCTGGTTGAATAGATTGAGCGTCGTCTCTAATTCTTATTCCTCTTTGTTTAAATCCTGCTGGTAAATTAGATAATGTTCCTGCATCTAATAATTGTCTTAAAGCACTTGTTGCAGTTCTAGATAAACCGCCGATCATTTGTATTAAACCAAATCCATAGAAACCAAATCCTGGTAAAAATTTAAAGTGAACAAAATATTGTTTCTTTTCTTTTTTAACATCTTGCGCATCCCAATTTCTTTTAATAGATAAAATCTCTCTTGATCCTTCTTCAACAGTTACAATATATGGAAGTTTAATTCCTGTGGGCTCACCATTTTGATCTTTATCTTCAAAACCTTCTAAGTCCAAATTAACATGACATTCTAACAATGTAAAAACTTCATCGCTATATTCACTTTTTGTAATTCCTTCTAATTGTTTTTCTTTATCTTTAACATCATTTGTATCTGTGCCATCATCTGCTGGTAATAATTCTATGTCTCTATAAAAACCATTCACTTGTTGTTTTCTTAAATCATTTGCTGATACTTTTAATACATGAACAATTGCTTCAGCATCTTCTAATGATGTTGCTGAATAAGGAACAACTAAATCTTCCGCTGGAACAAATTGAGAAACTGCTCTTCCTAATGTTTCATCATAATAAACTTTTTTAAATGTTGATCCTGATAATGGTAAATAAAATAACATCTGATCAAACTCTGGTTCATATTCTTTCATGACATCCATAATTTGATAGTTCATAAATTCTTTAACTCTTTCAGCTTGTTGTTCTGTATCTGGAGTAGATGCTCCAACAACTTGAGTTCTAACTGGTCCTTCAGCTGGTAATAATTCTTTATAAGCTAATGCTTGAAATTGTGTAACTGCTTCTGCAAGTACAGGATGAGTTGCACCTGATGCACCTTGAAATGGTTCTGTTCTTTGTTCGTATTTAAATCCTAATAAATCTAATCCTTGTGTGTATGCTTGTTCCCAATCTTTTCTTGAACTTTTATAATCTTCATAGTTTTGATAAAGCTCTGTTCCAAGTAAATTAAGATCATTCTCATCTATAAATTCAGCTAGGTTAGCACCATGATCTAAAGATGCTCCATCCATCTTTGCTTTTGGATCAAAGTTTATATCAACACTACCATCTTCGTTTTCTGTAACTTCAGTAGGGCTAGATGAAACTGTTTCTGTTTCAGATACGACCTGTTCTATCTCCTGTTCAGGAGTTAAAGAACTACCTATGTTTGGGATTAGACCCTTGTCTATTTCTGCCATTTATTGTTTTCTCCGATTTTATTGTTCTAACAGTATTATAACTAATATTCAAGCCTTGTGGGTTTGGTCCTTTTTTAGGAGGTACTGTTAATGTTAATCTTTTAAGTTTAATCATTTAAAATGTATCCGGTCCATAAGGTGATGTTTCTTCAATAAAGTCTACAGGTGCATCTTCCATTTGTTCTCTTCTAGATTGTTTAACTGGTATTATTTTCCTGTTTTTAATATCACCTGTTGCAAATCTTTCAGCAGCTTCTACATCTCCATATATAGGATCTTTTCCTGGTACTTTTCTCATTTCACTCATTTCAATATCTACATCATCTGGTCCATTTGCAAAGTATCTTGGTTCTTTTTCAAGAACTTTAAATTCAGCTGGCTCTACTTTTGTACCTGAATAATATTTAAGTTCCATTGTAGGTCTATAGTAAAGTGTTACTGGTGTACTTGATCCTTCTTGATTTCTTGGTGAATGAATATCAACTGCAATTCTTCCATCTGGATATTCTCTTAAAAGAAATTCTGTGTCTCCATCTACATGTTTAGTTACTTTTTCTATACCTTTTGGTAATCCCCCATATCCTTTTGCTTCATGTTTATAAGATGCTTCCATTATTATTTCTTTTTCTTCAAATGGTTTTCCTTTTACTTTTATCTTTTCAACGAGATCCGGGAACCAGGAATACATACCTTCTGCTTTTTCAAAATTTATTTTAGATGCAACTCTTCCAGCTTGACTTGCTTTCTTTCCACCTTTTATAGCTTTTATTAAGTCAGGTGCTATTGCTCCTGTGGCTGCTGTTCCTCCTAATAATTTTAAAAACCCTCTTTTAGACATTCCTCCTTTTTTAAGTTCTACTCTTTCATTTCCAATAAATGGTATTTTTACAGCTGGTGTTTCATTTTGTGTTTCAACCGGTGTTTCAGCTACTGGTGTTTCAACATCTTGTGGTAATTCTGTCAAAGGTTCACCAGCTTTTATTTTTTTTCCAAGTACTTTTTCAATGTCTTCTATTTCCATTTTGTTAAATAAATCTAATTCTTCTGCTATATCGTATGCAATTTTTTGTTGTATATCTTTGAATCCTAGTCTTTGAAGAGGAGTTATTCCTTGCGCAGGTTTTATACCTAATTTTGATGCAATATTTCTATCTGTTATCTCTTTAGCTAAAATTGGAATTGCTTGTAAAACTGCATCTCTATTTTTTTCAAGGTATTCATTTTTACTTAAATAATCTTGTAATTCTTTTATTCTAGAATTTACTGTCATTAAATCTTGATATGCAATAGATGATCCTTCATCATAAGTAGTATCTTTAAATAATTTTTCTTCTAAATCTTTTTTTTCTTGCATTAGCCCTTTAAGTTCAGGGATATACGAAAGATTTTTTAATCCTATATCTGTTGTCTTTGGATCTTTAGCTACTTTTAATAATTCTTCCTCCAAACTTTTACCATAGCCAAATAGTCCTAATAAAGATTCTCTTTTTGCACCTTCAAAATCTCCAGAAGCTATTCTTGGAAGAGCCATAATTGTTTCTAAAGCAATATCTCCAAATGAAATAAATTTTCCAGCGGCTTTAATAGGTTTTGGAATTCTATCAACTAAATTTTTAACAGTGTTTATTTCTTTAGAATATACTTGTTGAGCTAGTTCACTCATTTGAGAAGGATCTACTCCAGTGTTTAATCTGTTAAATACATTTTTAACTGCTGTTTCTTCTTCAGGTGTAATATTTAATACATCTTCTAGATTTCCCACTCTTCCTCTTATTTTTGTTTTAGTTTCACCAAATGCTTCTTCTGTCGGTGTTATTATGTTTTTAGGAACATCAGAAGTATTTAAATTGAATTGTTTAATTTGTTCATCAAATCCAGTTAATGTATTTTCAAAAACTGTTGGTGTTTGAACTCCACCTATATTTTTAATTCCTTTAAAATTTTTAGCTAAAAGACTTCCTTGATAATTTGGAACTTCATCCATTCCAATTGTAAAATTAAATTTTTTACCTTCATTAATAATATTATTAATGCTTCTAGTAATGTTTAAATCTTTTCCATATTTATCAATATTATCTTTTAAATATTTTTGTGAACTAACTATAAAACCACTGTTGATTCCACTAGGAACTATTTGTTTATTAGTTGGAAATTCAATATTAAATTTTTCACCTACTTTTTTATTTTTATGATCTATTGAAAAAAATCCTTTATCAATATATTTTTCCATTTCTTCAGGTGTTCTTTGAATAATTTTTCCAGTCTTAGAATCAAATCTTTTACTTGCATAATCCATAAGATCAGGATTTCTTTTTATCCATTCATCATAGCCAATATTTTTAACTTGTTGTCTGATGTTTTCATTTAATTGTTTTACATAATTATCTTGTGCTTGAGATATAGCAAAATCTCTAAGTCCTAAATTTAATTTACCTTTTAAAATACGAAGTTCTGCCCTAGAATCATAAATTTTTTCAGATTCTTTTATTTTTTCAAGTTTAATAGTGTTAATATTTTTTAAAAATTCATTTGTAGGTATTTGTTGAATATTTTTATTTCTAGCTATGAAAGCTCCATTCTTTGATACTGTTTTATGTATTTCAGGAAATTTATCTTCTATTATTCTAGATACATATTGAGGAGTTATTCTTGCTCTACTCATTCCTTCTAAATTAGATAAATCTGAATTTAAATATTCTGCAATATTTTGAAAATTTAAACTTGCTATTGCTTTATCTTCTTTTAAAACATTATTAACATATTTTTCAACTGCTTCTTCTTTTGTAAGAAGTTTTGGTATTTTTAAATCAGAACTTGTTGCAATATTTCCTAACATGTATCTTGTTAATACACTTCTTTCTATTCCTAATTTTTTAGCAACATCTTCATGCCTTGTTAAAATACCTAATTCATTTCTTTTATTAATTTCAAATGTAACTTTTTTTAATTTTTCATTTAATTCTACATCTTGTATTCTTTCTTTTATTTTTCCTTCATTTATTAATTTAGTTATTTTGTTAGAAACATAAGGTCTTCGTAATTTTAATTGATCTGCTATTTCAGAAGATTTTGTACCTTGATTATATAATTCTAAAATTTTAGCTTCAGAGCCTTCTGCAAATCCAACTCT